GCGTCCAGCTGGCTGGTGCCTACGCCGTTGATCCGGGTTGATGGGAAGATCTTCTTGTACCGGTCGGAGTCGTAGATGCGCTGGCAGGTCAAGTTGGCGCGAACGCCGAGCCGCTCACTGAACGAAGTGTAGATCGTCTTCAGATCCGGATTGCGGCCGGCCACCCACGTGATGAACTCAACGATCATCAGCGACTTGCCGTGCTGGGGTGGGGCCTCGATGACCAGCTTCGGGCGCAGGCCTGAGAACAGGTCCTCAGCGAACTGCTGAAGCTCGTCGGCCATCTCACGCTGCCACCACCCGATCTTCATCTTCGGGTTGAGCATCCGGCGGTAAGCCCAAAACGACTCGCGGGCCTCGATGATCGCAAGTTGTTCGAGCAGCTCGATGTCGTCGATGCGCACGTCAGTCCTTCAGCAGCGTGGTGGGGAGACCTCGCTTCTTCAGCTCAGCCAGCAGTTCATCTTTGGACAGCGACTTGTTCGTGTGCTCGAGCTGGATGGGCTCCGGGATGGAGACCGTCTGCGCCGAGAGCTTAGGTGCAAAGTACGGAGCCACTGCTTTCGCAGCATCTACGCGCGTGGCGAAGTCAGCGTAGACCTCCTCCTCGATGAGTTCCTTGGTCTCTTTGCCACGACGATCGACCGTAGTCCGGTAGTATTTGTGTGGGATTGCTTCGCCCCGAGCCACCTTCAGCAACCACTCATGTGGAAGCATCCCGGCTTTCATCGCTTCTTCGCGAGCTTTGGTCGTGATCTTTTGTGCGGAGCCCTTGGGTCGACCAGCCCCGGGCCTTGCACCACCTACAGCCATGTGGAGTCCTCTTGAAATTGTGATTGAGATTCACTTGATGGAGTGGATCATAATTTGCCGGTGGGGCGATGTACACCGGTCGACGCGCGTGTTATGGGCGAAAACTATCCGGAACAGAAGCGGCGAAGTCCACAAGTCTGCTACAGAAGCTATATAACTACTCTCTCTCTATCCTCCTTTAGAAAGTAAATAGATAGAATAAGTAGAAGTATAGATATAAGATCAAGAGAGAAAGGAATAGAGGGTAGGAAATGCCGTAGCTGTATAGATTCTGTAGCGGCCACCGCGGGCCACGTGCCAAGTCCACAGAACTTCGCAATCTTGTTGTACAAAACCTAAATTTCTATTTACAATCACGCAAAATCATCAACCGGAGAGCGCAGAATGCGAAATTCACCTGTCAGTACCAAGTACCAAGAAGCTTTGCGAGACCTTGTCTCGGGCATGCCACTCAAATATCGGCGCGAGCGCGAAGCCTCGTTGCGCTTGCTCCTTGATCTTGTGGGAGCCGACGACGTCGAGTTTTTCAAAGACGGGCGCGGAAAGCACTGGGCTGAGAAGCGACTTGTGCCTATGTACGAGGTCGCTTGGCGCTCAGGTGGAGGTCGAGGCATCTATACGATCGAGGACGCTTGTGGTTTTGTCAACAAGACAGCTCGCCAAGTTCAGCTCGCCATGTCTTTGAATAAAGGCACCGCGTACTTCAACATCGACGGCGACATCATCACGATCCGCAAATCGGGGACCATGGATAGGCGCGAGGCTGAATCTATCAAGCCCTAACCATCTATTTACGCCCTACGGCAATCGCGATAAGATGCTAAGCGTCAGACCGGCCGAGCCCTCCTTCCCGTCAGGGAATCTCCGATGGTGCAAAATCCCTCAGCAAGATTTGGCCGGTCTGACACCTTTCTTCATGGCTGGGCATGCAGAAACGTCGCAACGCGCTGAGGGGCGACGTAAAACGCACAATTTTGACGAACCGGAGATATTCACTAAATGGCACGTACAACCAAGAAGAAACCAGCTGCCGCTGATTCAAAAGCATCTGGATTAGGCGAAGCAAAGCTCGCATCATCTGGCCTCACCATCGAGGACGGCAAGATCCTTGGCATGGAATTCCTTAATGGGGAGCAGACAGCTTCTCTCCACCCAGCCTTCAAGCCGCTTTGCAGTTTGAGACTCAACTATTTCGATCCCTTTGGCGAGCCGTTGCCCGATTGGCCCAAGTCGCCTCCTTTTTACCGATTGCGGTACCTCGAGAACGGCACCGACTTTGCCTCACTGGCTGACAAGAAGCCGATCCGTTACGTTCAGGAACCAAACACCGCGCCGGTCGCTTACTACCCCGCCAATTGTGCGTGGCCGGAGATTCTTGATGACACCGATCGTCCCATCATCCTGACTGAGGGCGAACTCAAAGCTGCCAAGGCCTGTAAAGAAGGCTTCCCCACCATCGGGTTGGGCGGAGTTTACAATTGGAAATCCAACAAGGTTGGCATCACGTGGTTGGAATCATTGGACTACGTCAACTGGGTCAAGCGCCACGTCTACATTTGTTTTGACTCAGATCTTCACACGAATCCCATGGTGCTCCATGCTTTGCGCAAACTTGCCGAGGCATTGATCAACCACGGATCTTTCGTCTACCTCGTTTACCTGCCCAAACTTGATGCCTTGGAGAAGGTGGGTCTGGATGACTTCTTCATCCACGCGCCGAGGTCTACTGAATCCTTTGCCCAACTGCTCCATGAAGCTGAGCCCTTGGGGCTGAGTCGTGTGCTGTTCAGCTTCAATGACCGCTACATTTACATTCGCCATCCTGGGATGGTACTTGATATGGTCACCTCTGAGAAGATCGCTCCGGGACCTTTCAAGGAGCATCTCGAAGCCGGCAAGCAGTACCAAGAGCGAACCCTCAAGAACGATGGGTCAGTCAGCTATCGAGCCGTGCCGGCTGCTGGCGAGTGGATCAAGTGGCCACTGCGCCATCAAGCTGACAAATTGACCTACGTCCCAGGAGCTGGGAAGTACATCAGCGGGAACATCAACCAATTCAACATCTGGCCGGGTTGGGGTGTTGAGGCGGCTGAGGGCGATGTCGAACCATTCATGCACTTGGTTGACCACATCTTCACCGGGGCCGAGCCCAAAGCCAAGGACTGGTTCCTCAAGTGGTGCGCGTACCCGCTGCAGCATCCGGGTGTCAAGCTGTTCAGCTCAGTTGTTGTCCATGGCATCAGGCACGGCACAGGTAAGTCACTGATTGGCTACACGCTTGGGAAGATCTACGGCCAGAACTTCACCGAGATTAGCCAGATGGACCTGCACAACAGCTTCAACGAGTGGGCTGAAGGCAAGCAGCTTGTCATGGGTGATGACGTGACCGGGACCGATAAGCGGGCCGATGCTGACTTCCTCAAGAAGCTCATCACGCAGAAGGAGTTGCGGGTTAATGGCAAGTACGTGCCCACGTATGTGGTGCCTGACTGCATCAACTACTTCTTCACGGCCAACCACCCCGACTCGTTCTTCTTGGAAGACGACGACCGCCGCTTCTTCATCCACGAGGTCCGCGTGGGCCCGATGGACGAGGCCTTCTACATGGAATATGACCTGTGGTTGGAGACAGGCGGAGCTGCGGCCGTGTTCCACTACCTGCTGAACCTAGACCTCGGTGACTTCAACCCGGCGGCTCCCGCCTTCAAGACGGCCGCCAAGGAGCGCATGATCGCCAACGTGCAGAGTGACTTGGCTGGTTGGGTGCGGAGTCTCATGGCCACCCCAGACCACGTGCTTCGCGTCGGTGAACTAGTGGTTGACAAAGACCTGTTCACGTCGAAGGAGCTGCTGCAGTTCTACGACCCAGCTGGTAAGATGGGTGTGACCGCCAACGGGGTTGGTCGTGAGCTGGCCAGGGCTGGGCTCCATCAAATCTGCAACGGCAAGCCGATTCGCCTGTCTGACGGGTCCCAGGCTCGGTACTACGCTGTGCGCAACAGCGATACTTGGTTGAAGGCCTCGCCGCAAGCTGCTGTCAAGCATCTCGATGACTGGTACAAGAAGCAAAGCGGCCTGAAAGGCTCAAAATATTGAAACCACATGTTTACGTACGCGGGCGAGCGGCGTAAAATGCAACTGCTGAGGGAATGTTCCCAAAGCTTTCATCAACCACCTGGAGTGAATATCATGAACGCAAAAGAAGTGAAAGCCGCCCTGGCCGACGAAGCTGTGCAAGCCGCGGTCGAAAAGGAAGTGACCAAGGCCGTCAAGGCCGAGACCAAGCGCTGCTTGGAAGTGGTCAAGTCGACCGAGCTGCCGGAAGACAAGGCTGCGGCCAAGGCCGTGAAGGAAGCCGTCAAGGGCATCACCACCGGCATCAAGGAAGCTGCGTAAGCCTGCTTCACAGCAAGGCGCCAAGGAGTTCAGTTCCAAGGCGCCTTTCTTTTCACCTCAATGTAAATAAGGAGTTTCACATGCGTTGCTACCTCGTAACCGGTCCTGGCGCCAAGCGCTACGCTTCCACGAATGCCGATGCTCGCGCCACCCGCGATCAGCTGGTCGAGCAGCTGGGCTGCAAGAAGAAAGACGTCGAGATTGAGCAGGCGGACATCCCGACCGCGAAGGCCGAGCTGCTCGAGTTCATCAACGGTCTATGCGCTGAGACCGACATGAAGGATGCCGAGGAATGAGCCAAGTCCGTCTGATCGCTCTCAGCCAGCCTGTCGGGTTGGACGGCGTCCAGACGGCCGAGGAGCTGGTGGCCTACTGCGCGCGGGTCTCGAACCCGTCGAACCAAGCCAACCATGACACAGCTCCTCGGTTGCTCAGCTACCTCGTCCGCAACCACCACTGGTCACCGTTTGAGATGGCGCATGCTGTCATCGAGGTCGTGACCACGCGGGACATCGCTCGGCAGATCCTGCGCCACCGGTCTTTCAGCTTCCAGGAGTTCAGCCAACGCTACGCTGCTGTGGTCGAAGATGCTGTGATCCGCGAAGCTCGATTGCAAGATGCCAAGAACCGCCAGAACAGCGTCGAGGTCGATGACTCCGAGCTGCAGATCTGGTGGCAGGAGAAGCAGCAGCTCATTGCCAGCCAGACGCAGCTTGCCTACGAGGCGGCCTTGGAGCGCGGCATCGCCAAGGAGGTGGCTCGTGCTGTGCTGCCTGAGGGCCTAACGCCGTCTCGCCTGTACATGGCAGGACCCATCCGCAGCTGGATCCACTACATTCAACTCAGGGCTGGCAACGGTACCCAGAAGGAGCATCGTGACATCGCGGTTAAGTGCCGTGATGAGCTGCTCAGCGCCATGCCCTCACTCAAGGAGATTCTCAATGCAACGCAAGACCACTAAGCTAGCCGCGCCTGCCAAGGACATGGTCAATCACCCGCCCCACTATGCTGAGACTGACAACGGTGTCGAGTGCATTGATGCCATCCGAGCAGCCCTGGGCCGTGAGCAGTTCATCGGCTTCCTGCGCGGCCAAGTCATCAAATACCAATGGCGCCTGGGTAAGAAGTCCGATTCGGTCGAGGACAACCGCAAGGCCATCTGGTACGCCAACAAGCTTGATGAGGTGCTCAATGAACTGGAGGCGTGATCATTACAGCCGCGATGCGCGTGAGTGGGGCGAGTTCTTCGGGACTTGGATCCTGCTTATCGCAGCTTGGGTGCTTAGCACGGCGGGTCTCGGTCTGCTGTTCAAAGTCATGTGGAAGATCTTCATGTTCGGCTGGGACCTCGTATGAGCAAGGCGTTCGCGACTCTAGGGCTTCCCGAGACCGCGACGCCTGACGAGGTCAAGGCGAAGTGGCGTGAGCTGGTCATGGTACACCACCCCGATCGAGGAGGCAATCCCTGCGACTTCAATGAAATTCGCAAGGCCTACAAGATCGCCATGGAAGAGGCCTCGGCGCCCAAGGATTGCCCTCAGTGCCTCGGTTCAGGCAAGGTCAAGCAAAGCCATGGGTTCAGCTCGATCGACCTGCCCTGCATGTCCTGCGGGGGAACCGGCCATGTTCAATAGCCCTCGCCGCTACCATATCGTGCCGGTCAACGACCTGCGTGAGCACGAGTTGACGCCGGAGTGCTGGTGCAAGCCCACTCCTGATGAGGAGCACGACATCTTCACCCACCACGCGCTTGACGGTCGTGAGGCCTTTGAGACAGGCGAGAGGAAGGTGTCATGAAGAAGCAGAAGCAACCGGTCATCGGCACGAAGGAGTACCACGACCAGCTGGTCAAGCACTACGCCGGCCGCGCCACGTGGTTGGTGCAGTGCAAAGGCAACCTCAGCCAAGACGACCTCGAGTACCTCATGATGGCGGCTTCGAAGCTCAAGGACGAGCGACTGAAGTCCTGCATCGCTGAGCTGGTCGGTTGGGGCGATGAGGAACGGGCTGAGCTCGAGACCCTGCTGGCCCTTGGCTTCGAGGCGATGAAGTTGTGCAGCCCAAGCCGGATGCGCGAAGCTGCGATGAGGGTCAGTCTCAAATACTATCTGAAGGAGTTCAACAATGGAAAGCAACAAGAAGCCGGAGGTGGTGGCAGTCCTGCGGCCAACTCGCTTGGTGATGGCGGTAGCTCAGGCGCTGAACCAACTGGCACCACCGACCTTGGTGGTCGTGTACAACCCAGTCCTGATGCAGCACAGGACCATTGAGGTCCCGTCTGAGCAGCTGCAGTCACCGCCAGTAGGAGCCTTGTCATGAAGCCGATGCTCGCCTCGCCCGCAGGCCCTCTGATCCCCTACCCGATGCTGCTGAGCCCGAAGCTCGATGGCATCCGCTGCCTGATCATCAACGGCGTCGTCTGTGGCCGCAGCCTCAAGCCGATCCCCAACAAGCACGTGCAGAAGCTGTTTGGCCGGTCTGAGCTCAACGGTCTCGATGGCGAGTTGATCGTGGGCCAACCGACTGCCAAGGAGGTCTTCCAAGCCACGTCATCTGGTGTAATGAGCATCGATGGCGAGCCTGAGGTCGCTTTCTGGGTGTTCGACGATTTCATGGAGACCGGTGGTTTCCATCGTCGCTTGCACACGGCCCACCGGCGGATCAAGAAGCAGAACCGCTGCGAGACCGTGCCCCACGACCAGATCCTCAACGAGGACCAGCTGACTGACTGGGAGCAGGACTATCTCACCATGGGCTACGAGGGCGTCATGCTGCGTCACCCAGATGGTCCGTACAAACACGGTCGGTCAACTGCCAAGGAGGCGTGGCTGCTCAAGGTCAAACGCTTTGAGGACAGCGAGGCGAAGATCATCGGGTTCAGCGAGCTCATGCACAACGCCAACGAGGCCAAACGCAACGAGCTGGGCCAGCTGGAGCGGAGCAGCCACAAGGCAGGCAAAGTCGGCAGGCAGACGCTCGGCGCGTTGACTGTCAAGGATCTGAAGACCGGAGTTGAGTTCGACATCGGGACCGGGTTCACAGCTGACCAGCGCCAGCTGCTCTGGGCCACGGGTGACAACCTGCTGGGTAAGGTGGTAAAGTACAAGAGCCAACCGACCGGAGTCAAGGAGAAACCTCGCTTCCCGGTGTTCCTCGGCTTTCGCGATGCCGTGGACATGGATGCAAAATAATTTTGAAAGTAGGTGTTTACATCACTGCCCGATCGCACTATGATCTAACCACGGTCAACGTTGATCGCAACAAATCTTGCTGAGGAGTCATCATGAGTGAAGTCGAAAAACCCAAGTTCAAATTCCCCAAGGCCATGGGCGCTTGCGCCGACCGTCTGTACCAACTGCGCCAGAAGCGGCTTGAGATGCAGAAGGAGGTCGACAAGGTCGCCGCTGAGGAATCCGCTCTCAAGGAACACATCATCAACACACTGCCCAAGTCCGAGGCCTCTGGCGTGGCTGGCAAGTTGGCCCGCGTGACTGTCGTGACCAAGCAGATCCCGCAGGTCAAGGACTGGGATGCCTTCTACAAGTACGTCAAGAAGACGGGCCAGTTCGACCTCATGCAGCGCCGCATCACTGACGCCGCCATCAAGGAGCGCTGGGAGGCTGGTAAGGAGGTGCCGGGTGTTGAGCACTTCAACGCCGTGTCCGTCTCCATCAACAAGGTGTAAGCCATGAAATTCTCAATTCGCTTCAAAATTGGGAACCGATTCGGTGCTGCAAGCAAGTACACCCTCCGTGAACTTTGCATCGGCATTGTCGATCGGTATTCTCTGACAGAGACAGAAGTTTGCACCATTGTCACTCTTCAACCTGGTGAGACATTCACCAATGAAGATCTAATGATTAGGAAGGTCTGATCATGACTCGCATCAACTGCGTGCCCGTTGAAGAGCTCCATCAGAAGCATCTGGTGGCTGAGTACCGCGAACTGCCACGTGTCTTCAGGCTGGCCGAAGCTGCTGTCAAGCGCGGTGGCATCACGGCTCCTGACACGTACACCCTTGGTGCTGGGCACGTGAAGTTCTTCTACACCCACCTCGGCTACTGCCAGCAACGCTTCAAGCAGCTGGTCGCTGAGATGATCCGCCGCGGCTACAATCCGCAGCACATTGAATGCCCGATCGTCGACGTGCCTGACGGTTGGTTGCAGGACTGGGAACCCACCCACGTCGATCTGCAGCTCAATCGTCAGCGCATCGCTGATCGGCAACCAAAGCCTGTCGTGCACCGGCCCACGCGCCAGGCTTCTCTCAACCTGGGCCTCTCGTAACTAGTTAGGAGTTCCTAATCATGGCAACAACCAAAAAAGCAACGGCATCAAAATCCACCGCCCTCGTCAAGTGGGACGAAGAACTGGCCAAGCAGGCCGAGATTGCGGCGGGCATGGAAGCCAACACAGGTGGCGGGCAGTTCTTCAGCACCAAGGGCGGCATCCTCTCCTGGCAAGATGCTCCGCTTCCCGGCAACCAGATGGCCGTTGTCATCTTGGACTCGGTCCTCGAGAACGTGTTCTATGAAGGTCGTTACGATCCAGACGTGCCTCAAGGCCCGACCTGCTTTGCCTTCGGCCGCGATGAAAAGGAACTGGCGCCACACAAAATCGTTATTGAAGCCGGCAACGAGCAGTGCGGAGCTTCTGGTCTGTGCGCCGGCTGCCCCATGAATGAATTCGGCACGGCTAAAGTCGGCAAGGGCAAAGCATGCCGCAACACGCGTCGTCTGGGCATGATCCCGGCCGGCACGTTCAACGCAGCGGGCAAGTTCGAGCTGAACGAAGACCTCGAACACTACGAGAACACGGCAGTCGGCTTCATGAAGCTGCCTGTCACGTCCGTCAAGGGCTACGCCAGCTTTGTCAAGCAGGTGGCTGGTGCGCTGCGCCGTCCTCCGTTTGGCATCGTGACCAAGGTCAAGGTCGTGCCCGATCCCAAGAGCCAGTTCAAGGTCGTCTTCGAGCCGATCATGAACCTGCCTGACGAGTTGATGGGCGCCATCATGAAGCGCCACGAGGAAGCGAAGTCCGTCATCGACTTCCCGTACCAACCGGCCGATGAGGAGAAGGCACCTCCGCCCAAGCGTGGCGGCAGCCGAGCAGCTCAGAAGCCGGCTCGCGGTCGCAAGTACTGATGTGAGTTAACCCGGCGGCCTAGACACGGGCGGGCATGCAGTTGCCACCTCCCCTCCTTGAGCCCGCCTTGCCTCCGGGCTTTTATTTGGAGCAACAACTATGAAGAAACCAGTGAACAATCCAGCCTTGCAGTCTTGGCCGGCACTGAACGATGCGCTTCGTGAGGCTGGGGAACCGGTCTGCGAGGCGTTGCTGAAAGAGGAGCTGAAGGGGCGCAAGCGCAAACAGTTCATCAAGCGGATCCACAGCAGACTCAACAAGGTGCGTGCTGATCGTGAGCGCGCTGAGCTGGGCACAGCATCATGAAGCAGCCCAAGCCGGTCACCATCGACTTCGAAACTTTTGGGATCGAAGGTCGCCCCAAATACCCGCCCATGCCTGTCGGCGTGTCCATCAAGTACCCGGGCAAGAAGGCCAAGTACTTCGGTTTCGGCCACCCCATCGGCAACAACTGCTGTTGGTCAGATGCCGCAACTGAGTTGGCCAAGGCCTACGAGCACAAGGATGGCATCCTGTTCCAGAACGGCAAGTTCGACGTAGACGTAGCTGAGGTCCACTTCGGTCTCGCGGTCCCCAGCTGGGAGCGCATCCATGACACGCTGTTCCTGCTGTTCCTCGACGACCCGCATCAGATCGAGCTTGGTTTGAAGCCAGCAGCCACCCGCCTGCTCAACATGCCGGCTGAGGAGCGTGATGCTGTGGGTGACTGGTTGATCGAGCACCAGCCGGTCCCAGGCGTCAAGATCAGCAAGTCTAAGTCGTCTGAGCACTACTTCGGCCGCTACATCGCCTATGCACCAGGCGACCTCGTGGGTACGTACGCCAACGGCGACGTCGACAGGACTGAGGCCATCTTCAACCTGCTTTGGAAGAGGACGGTTGAGCGTGGCATGTTGGTTGCCTACGACCGCGAGCGCCAGCTCATGCCCATCCTGCTGGAGATGGAGCGCCAAGGTCTGCCCGTTGACCTCAAGAGGCTGCGCAGCGACGTGGCCATGTACAACGAGTGGCGAGACAAGATCAACCTGTGGATCATCAAGACCCTCAAGGCCAGTCCTGACATCAACCTCGACTCTGGCCAGCAGTTGGTCGATGCCATGGTGCTGTCTGGCAAGGCCGATCCTGATCTGATGCCACGGACCCCGACTGGCAAGTTCCAGACCAATAAGGAGGCTCTGCTGCAGGGGGTGACGGACAAGGTGCTGCTGGCCGTGCTCAAGTACCGCACGCAGCTGAACACTTGCCTCAACACCTTCATGCAGCCTTGGCTGGCAACGGCCGAAGCTTCTGGCGGCCTGATCTTCACCACCTGGAACCAGACGAAGACCCCATCCGGTGATACCAACGTGGGTACCCGCACCGGGCGCCTGTCATCAACTCCAAACTTCCAGAACATCCCGAAGGAGTTCCAACCGATTTTCCACCACGAGGCGCCTGCGAAGAAGCTGCCCAAGTGCCCGTTCAAGGATCTGCCTGGGCTCCCCAAGGTGCGCAGCTACATCACGCCCTTCCCCGGACACGTGATGATCGACCGCGACTACTCTCAGCAAGAGCCTCGGATACTCGCTCACTTCGACGGTGGCGCCCTGATGGACAAGTACCTCGAGAACCCGTGGATTGACTTCCATGACTACGCCAAGGCAGAGCTCGAGAAGATGGGCAAGTTCTACGACCGCAAGCCGGTGAAGAACACCAACCTCGGCCTGATCTACGGCATGGGCGTTGGCAAGCTGGCTGAGCGCAATGGCATGACGGTCGAAGAGTCCAGCGAGTTGAAGAAGGCCATTCTGATGCTCTACCCTGGTCTCAAGCAGATGTACCAAGACATGAAGCTTCGCGCCAAGAACAAGGAGCCCATTCGCACTTGGGGTGGCCGTGAGTATTATTGTGAAGAGCCGAAGCTCATTGATGGCCGCATCCGTGAGTTCGACTACAAGCTGGTCAACGTGCTCATTCAGGGTTCAGCTGCTGACTGCACCAAGGAGGCAATCATTCGCTACCACGCAGCCAAGCATCCTGATGCCAAGATCGTCCTCAACGTGCATGACCAGGTCACGGTCAGTGTGCCAAAGAAGATCTTGAAGCCTGAAATGGAAGTGCTGCGCAAGACAATGGAGTCGGTAGAGTTCGACGTCTCCATCCTGAGCGAGGGAGCAATCTCCGCAACCAACTGGGATGAACTCCAGGACTACGACAAGAAAGGCAAGGTGCTATGAGTGAACTTCTTGCCAGAAAGCGTGAAGCACAGAAGAGATTCCGTGAGCGCAACCCGACCTATTATGCTGACAAGATGCGTGAGCGTAAGGCCAAAGATCCTGAACTCTACGCCTCCAATGTTCGACGAATTGCCCTTCGCTTCTCATACGGTATCACGCCTGAAGACTACGACCGAATGTTCAAGAGCCAACGAGGCAAATGCGCAATTTGTAGATCATCTGACACCGGACAAACTGGGAAGAGATTCCTCTGTGTTGATCATGACCATAAGACCGGCAAGGTGCGAGGACTGTTGTGCCATCGGTGCAATAGAGGACTTGGGTTATTGAATGACTCATTGAAGAACGTTGAAACAGCTGCTAAATATTTACAAGGAGAACTATCATGGTCACCAAAAAAGTGATACCAATCAAGCCGGCAACTAGCTGGTCGTTCAGTCGCTATTCGGACTATAAAAATTGTCCATTGAAGTTTAAGCTGAAGCACATTGACAAGATCAAAGAACCACCGAATCCAGCAATGGCTCGCGGTGCAGCGATCCACACTCTGGCTGAGGAGTACATCAAGGGCAAAGGCCGTACGCTGCCGCCTGAGCTGAAGTTGTTCGGTGATGAGCTCAAGGCATTGCGCACCCAGTACAAGAAAAAGATCAACGGCATGGTGGTTGAGGACAACTGGTCCTTCACCAAGAGCTGGGATGAGACCCAGTGGGACGACTGGATCAACTGCTGGCTCCGCATCAAGCTCGACTGCGCTCACCACTTCGATGACGAGACCCTCATCATCACGGACTGGAAGACGGGCAAATTCCGCCCTGAGATGAATGAGGAGTATGTCGAGCAGCTGGAGCTCTATGCGCTTGCCGCCCTGCTGCTCCATGAGCACATCCAGCAGGTCAAGCCGCGTCTGGCCTACCTCGACCTCGGCATCACGTACCCTGAGGCTGGTGCTGAGCTGGTCTTCACTCGAGCTGACATTCCCAAGCTCAAGAAGCTGTGGGAGAAGCGGACCAAGGCCATGCTGAACGACAAGCAGTTCGCGCCCCGTCCGAATGACCGTTGTCGCTGGTGCTTCTACCGGGCATCAAACAAGGCTGCCGGTGGCGGCCAGTGCAAATACTGAGGAGATGAACATGGAACACGTGATGATTGACCTTGAGACCCTGGGCCGTCGTGCTGGTTGCGCGATCCTCTCGATCGGTGCAGTGGCCTTCGACGCGAAGTCCAAGGAGCTGGGCCCTGAGTTGTACACGGTCGTGCGCTTGGACAGCTGCGAGAAGGCTGGTCTGCACATCGATCCGGACACGGTCGCCTGGTGGGAGAAGCAGAACGCCGAGGCTCAGAAGGTGCTCAAGCAGGCGCGCGCTGCTCGCGGCAACAAGGTGCTGCCCAAGGCGCTGGAGGAGCTGAACAAGTACCTCAGCCAATTCGACCTCAAGCGGGTCAAGGTCTGGGGCAACGGATCAGACTTCGACAACGCCATCCTGACGGCCTGCTACGCCTCCGTCGACAAGCCGCTGCCGTGGGAGTTCTGGAACAACCGCTGCTACCGCACGTTGAAGAGCTTGAAGCCTCAGGTCAAGATGCAACGTCAGGGCACCTACCACAACGCACTGGACGACGCCAAATCACAGGCTCTCCATGCGATTGAGCTGCTGGGGTGACCAGATGGCAGATGAGGTTGATCGTCAGTTGGAGCGAGATGAGGTGCTTGAGGCCGCAAACCTGAAGAAGATCCGCGAGCAGGCCAGTCAAATGCCAGCAGGTCGTCCGGGTGACTGCGACCTCTGCGGCGAGTGGTCAGCAAGGTTGGTCAACGGTGTCTGCGCTCCATGCCGTGATAGACACAGGCTGCCATGAGGCAGCTTGAAAGCAAAATCGAGCAAGACGCCTGCGACCTGGTGTGGAAACACCTCGGGATCGTAGGCTCAAAGCTCGTCACACCGGGCGACACGGGGTACCCAGACAGGATCTTCTGGTTGCCCGGTGGTCGTCCGTTGTTGATTGAGTTCAAGAGGCCTGGGGAAGAACCTGAACCCAAGCAGATTTACATTCACGAACAGCTCAGGAAACTGGGCTACCAAGTAGAGGTACATGACAATGCAATCCGAGCTTTTTCCGCCGTCATCGAAGCCGTGGCAACCACACGCCTATCAAAAGAAAGCCGTCAAGTTCTTGCTCGAGCACGCCGCGTCTGCGCTGTTCTTAGATCCGGGTCTGGGCAAGACTAGCATCACGCTGGCCGCCATCAAGCTGCTCAAGCAGAAGAAGCTGCTGGACAAGGTCCTGCTGATCGCCCCGCTCCGTGTCTGCTACAGCGTGTGGCCTAAGGAGGTCGAGAAGTGGGAGGACTTCGGCGGCATCCGCGTTTGCGTCCTCCACGGCCCCAACAAGGATGCGCTGTTGAAGACTGAGGCTGACGTCTACGTCATCAACCCAGAGGGCCTTGAGTGGCTGCTGCAGGTCGAGAAGACGAAGACGGCGCAGGGCAAGACCAAGGTCAGTGTGGACCTGCGGCGTTGGAAGCAGCTGGGCTTCGACACGCTGGTCGTCGATGAGCTGTCCAAGTTCAAGCACACGAACACCAACCGCTTCAAGGCGCTGAAGCTGGTGCTGAGCACCTT